CCTCCAGATCCTCGTACGGGTCACGGTTCGTGCGGACCAGCAGGTCCGGGGAGCCGCCGTTGTAGCGGGTCGCCTCCGGGCCTTCCAGGTTCGCCGGGTCACCGGCCGCGCGGGTGATCCCGCGGACCTTCTCCATCCGCTCGATCAGCGGCTTGGCCTTCGTGTCGAGCTGCTCCCACCGCTGGACGAGGGTGTCGCGCAGGTCACCGGAGTCCTCCTCGGTAACGCTGTCGTCCTCCTCCATGCGCTGGAGCTCGTTCTTGATCCTCGCCTGCTCGTCGAGGATCTCCTGCAATGTGGCCACCGGCCACGCTCTCTTTCCGGGCGGTCACCAGACCAGTCCCTTGGCTTCGCGCAGCTCCTGCGAACGCAGGCGGTACAGCGCGTGCTGGTGATACCGGGCCGAGTGCTCGTCGTCGCCTTCCATGCGCGCGAGCGGGTCGCCGGTGGCGGGCTCCTCATGGGAGGAGGTGCCGGGGTCGTACTCTTCGTGCTCGTCCGGGTCCAGGCCGAGGTGACCGGGAGTGGACATGCGGACACCGACGATTTCGGCGCCCGAGTATGCGGGCCACAGGACCGGGCCGTACTCACGCAAGCCCAGTTCGGTGCGGCGGACCGTGGTCAGCTCCTCGCCGCGGGGCCGGTACTTGTCACCGCGGCGCAGCTGCGGCGTTGAGCGCATGATCGCGCCCGTGAACGACTGGGATGTGATCGACCCGGCCCGGATGTTCTCCAGCACCTCATCGGCCAGCGGCGTGTCACTGTAGCGGGTGCGGGTCAGCAGGCCGCGGGACTCGGCGCGGATCTCCACCGGGACACCGATCGGCATGCTGAACCGGTCGGAGGTCTTCCCGGACAGGTCCCGGCCGTGGTTCCACAGGACTTTCACCGAGCCGGGGAAACCGCCGCGGGCGCGGGATGCGTGATCGATCGCCCGGTTGAACGCGGACCGGTCGATCGTCTCGATGTAGTGGCCCTCATGGTCCTGGATCTCGGCTGGCTCGTCGAACACCGCCGCGTACGCCTCGACGGTGCGGCCGTCGCCGCCGTCCGCCGAGCGCAGGATGTGGATGTCCTCCAGCGTGTACAGGCGCATGAACTCGGCGCGGGACGCGGGCTTGCTGTCGTCGCCGCCGCTGGTGTCGATCCCGAACTTCTTGCACGCCGCCTGGATCGCCGCCTTGACCTCGGAGAGGGTGACGCCGTTCATCGGGTACTTGCCCGCGTTGTCGGCCTGGTTGATGTACGACCAGGCCGCCTTGGCGTGCGCCGCGGTGTCGATGGGGTACTTGCCGTTCTTCGGGTCGGCGTACTTCACATCCCCGTAGGGCCTGGCTGGTGCCTTCGTGTCGGCCATGTCTGCCCTTCCGGCGAGTTGCTTGGCGTGTGTCGCTGGCCAGATGCCTAGTGCGTCGTGGTGAGCCTTGGCGCAATAGCCTTTTGCGTCGGCGATGTACTTGCCGAGCTCGCGGACGCACCGGTCGAAATCTCCGCCCTCACCGGTAAGCCCCACCGGATCTTTGCGGCACCTTCTCCGTGCACCCAGTACTTGTGCAGGCGCTCGGTGTCTCCTTCGTGCGATCCAGCGGCCATCGGCATCACCCCCTTTGGGGACTGATAGGGTGGTCGTTATGCGATGCGTTGCGCCTGAGACCGATCACGTCCCTGGACGGCTCCGCCGTGGCCTGTGCGAGCGCCACTACCGGCGTCTCATGAGGACGGGCAGCACGGCCGCGCCTGTCCTCGTGGACGATCTGAGCCGCTACACGATCGACCCGTCCGGCTGCTGGCTCTGGGACGGTGCGCTCTGGCCTAACGGATACGGCAAGACCGCCCGCGAGATCTTCGGAACTCAACTAGCCCACCGGGTGATCTACCTAGCCAGCGGGCGGGAGATCCCCGACGGCATGGACCTCGACCACGTTTACGACCGGGGCTGCCGTCATCGGCACTGCGTGAACCCGGATCACCTTGAGCCAGTCACGAGGGCCGTCAACCTGCGCCGGGGCTTCGATGCCCGCCAAGTTTGCAACCACGGCCACGACCTCACCGACCCGGCGAACATCCGAACCGACCCCAACGGCGTCCGTCAGTGCATTCCGTGCTGGCGAGCCCGCTACAGAGCCGCCGGGGCGCGCTACCGCGCCCGGCTCAGACAGGACGCAGCCGGGCGGGTTTAGAGCTTGGCCGCCTGCGCGTCCAGTGCCCGGGCCTGCGACAGCAGGGTGTGGATCTGGTGCTGCAGGTGGCTGACGTGGGCCTTGTGCTTGGACAGCTTGCGGTGGGTCGCCGTCGCCTTTTTGTGCGCGGTCACGGCCTTTTTCGGCGTGGCATGGGCCGCCTTGGTGGCCGCGGCGGCCGTCTTCGCCGCTGCCGTGTGCGCCGCGGTCGCCTTCTGTGAGGTGGCCAGCTCGGCCTCGAGCTGGTGGGCTTGTGCCCGCAGTGCCGCCGCCTGCTTCAGCAGGGCCGCCTTCCGCGCCGCGTTCGCGCTGGCCGCGGAGTGGCCGGAAGCGCCCTTGGCCCCGCCGGACGTCTTGGCCCCGCTCGCACCCTTGCCGCTGCCCGCCGAGGCGAACTCACCGCCGGTAGGGCCGCCAGCGGGCGCGTGGTTCATGTTGAAGCGCTGCGCGCCCTGCGCCCACGTCCCCGCCCAGCGGGCCGCCCACGACTCAGTCATGACCGCCTCCGTTCAGGCCGCGCCGCGCGCTGGCCGGGCGTGGGGTGGGCCGCGTCCCGTTCCCGCCGTCACCCGGCGACGTTGAGCCGGTGTTCAGCCGCGGCAGCGTGGGCGGGAGCGGGTCAGCGGTCGCGCCCGGCTGCGCCTGCGGCAGCAGATGCTGCACGTTCCCCGCCGGGAGCGGCGCCGGGGTGGGCGCCACCTTCAGCTGCCCCACGTCCCCCGAATCGACGAACGCGATAGCGGACTGCGGGTCATACCCGGCCTGCCGGACCGCCAGCAGCGCCTGGGCGCGCACCAGCGCCGACTGCGCCCGCGCCGTCTCACTGTCCTGCAGCGCCGCGATGTCCGAGGTGTCATACCAGAGCCGGTTACCGGCCGGGATGTCCAGAAGCTGCGACAGCGCGCCGCACGCCGACCGCCACTGCGGGCGGGCCCACATGTTGGCGAACTGCTGTATGACCTCGCCGTAGCTGCGCCCGGCGCCCTGCAGCGACACCAGGCCCATCAGGATCCCCGGCACACCCGCTGCGGCGAGGATGCGGTCGGTGCCGACCGCGGAGACGGCGGAGAAATCCATCTGGGCCAGCGAGTTGCCGATCACCGTCGCGTCGGCGCCCTGGTCCAGGACCAGCGTCTTGAACGCGTTGGCCACGCCGCCGTACCGGGCCTGCATCCGTTCCCGGATCGAGTCGACCGTCCCCGGCTGCAGCTTCTGCGCGTACTTGATCAGCAGGTTGGGGCTGGCGTTGTTCTCCAGGTATTTGATCTTGTACTGGGACAGCCCGTCATCGCCGATGATGTCCCGGTAAACGGGGGTCAGCCACGACATGCCGCGGAAATCCGCGGACGGGTCCGGGATCGGCGCCCAGTGCACGACCTCATCGGCCGGGTAAAACTGGCCCCGGCCCTGGCCGAGGACCGACTTCGGCGGCTCAACCCAGTAGCCCACCTTGCGGCGGTACTGGCCGCCGCCGGGCACGCTGACGAGCTCGGACACGATCGTCGTCCAGTCCGGCCGCAGCCGCACCAGCCGGTCCTCCCCCGGCGCATCCCACGTGTAGGAGTTGCCGACCAGGCCCGCGTCCTGTTCCATGCGGGCCAGCAGGTCACCGCTTGTGCCGCCCGGCCACGGCTCCTCGAGCTTGGCCAGCGTCTGGTTGCCGAACAGGTGCTTGTCGTCCTTGGCCTGGATCTTGAATGACACCTCGCAGAACAGGGACATGCGGGCCAGGAACGCACCGAAGACGATCGCGTTACCCGCGAACGCGGACTGCGCCCATGCCGTCATCTGCGGCATGACCGGCTCACGGTCCGGGCTGGCGTAGGAGGTGGTCAGGACCGCCGCGCCGGAGGCCATGCCCTCCCAGTAGCCGTCACGGCGGATCAGCCGGTCCAGAAGCCTCACCGGTTGGCCCGGATCTCACGCAGCCGGGCGCGGGAATCGTCACTCACGGGCAGCTGCCACCGGCCGAACTTGTTCTTCGCCATACCCACGGTGGCCGGGTCAAGGCAGAGAACCGGTCGTCGGCGCGAGTAGTCGACGTCCTGGTGCTTGTCGAATCCGGCCAGGGAAGTGAACACCCGCGCGCAAGGGCTGCACTCGTAGCTCACGAGGCCCTGGCCCTCTCCAGCACCTGCGCGAGCGTCGGCACCTCATGCACAGATGGCCGCGCGCGGCCCTCAGGCTCACGCAGGAGCGCGTACGCGCCCACGGCCACGGAGTCGGCGATGATGGCCAGCCCCAGCGCCCACAGGCCGATCAGGGCAGCGCCACCCAGGATCCCGGCGAGCGAGCACAGCAGCAGCGCAGCGGACAGGCGCATCGTCATCTCCTCAGATCGCCCAGACACCCGGGGTGGCCAGTTCTTCCCAGCGCAGGAACGCCCAGCACGCCAGCGTCGCCGCCACCAGCGGCGCCTGATCAACCTGCAGCCGCCGCTCCCAGGCTTGCGCGCCCGCAAGCGGACGCTGCTGGGCCGCACGGACCGCCGCCGTCAGCGGCGGCTGGTCAAGATGAGCCATCCGGCCGTCGTTCACCAGATCCAGAAACTCACCGTGGGCCACCGCCACGTCAGCCGTGGCCGGTTCCATCACCAGCACCCCGGCCTCAGCCAGCGGGCGGAGCAGCGTCCCCGCCTGCGACCGCGGGTCAACCACCGTCGCAACCGGGTCATGCCTCACGCCCAGCGCCGCCAGCGTCGCCACCGCGCCGCGCGGATGGTCATACCAGACCAGATCCACCACCACGCGGGGGCCGCCCTGCTCACGGCCAGCGCCCACGATCGCCGCGTGTTTCCGGTCCTCAGAAATCTCGCAGGCGAAAGCCACTTCCCCGCTCACAGCCGCACGCCCGGCGCCGCGCACGCCGACCAGGCATCCTGGCCGACCACTTCCCACGCGCCGCCGTCGCTCGGGTAATCCCCGATCGACAGCCGCTCCCGCTCAAACGCCTCCGGTGGCAGCGCCGCACGCTCCCGGGCGATGTACTCGTCCGTGATACGGATCCCCATCCCCGGGTTCGCCTTCGCCCACGTCGCCAGGTCATCCGGGTCGTCATGCTCACCCGCCGACCACTCCATGAACGCCAGCGACGCATCCCCGCCAGCCACGCCACGCGCGCGCACCCGGCCCAGCTGGACCGAATCCGGGCCGCCCGCCGTCGACGTGTACCAGACCTGCGGGTCAGGGCGGGCACTCAGCGTCGGCAGCAGCGCCGCCATCTCCTGCGCCCGCAAGTTGTACGCCTCATCCAGGATCACCAGATCCGACGTGAAGCCACGGCCCGACCCGGACGAACGGGCCACGAACCGCAGCCGCTTGCCGTCCTTCAGCTCCACCGCCTCAGCCCCGGCCGCCGTGCGGATCCGCGACACCTGGCTGTCGAACTCCGGGTTGTCCTCGATCAGCGCACGGATCCGCAGGAACGCCTCCGCCGCCGTCTTGAACTCATGCGCCGAATGCAGGATCAGCCGCACATCCGGGAACAGGAACAGCGCCGCCAGCTCCAGCGCCTCCAGCACCGCCCCTTTGCCGTTCTGCCGGGCCACGATCAGCGCCACCTCGAACGCCGCCCAGCTGCCGCCACGGCGCCGCAGGCCGGACTCCAGGACCAGCCGCTGCCACGGGTCCAGGACCAGGCCCGCCACGCTCGCCAGCGCGACCGCGTTACGGCCCGAATCGTCAGCGTCGAAATCCGGCAGCGAGCAGACCCGCGGCTCCTGGTCACCCAGCAGCGGGCGCACCTCCTGAACCGCAGTCACGCGACCAGGACGCCCTGGCTTAGCCGCCGCGCGGTGAGCTCGCACCAGCGCTCCTCGGCCTCGATACCGATGCAGCGCATGTCGAGGCTTCGCGCGGCCAGTGCCGTTGTCCCGCTGCCCAGGAACGGATCAATGATCAGGCTGCCGGGTTCGTGGCCGCTGATTTGCAGGATGCGGCGGACGAGCCCTTCCGGCTTCTCGGCCGGGTGTCCGTTCGGCTTGTAGCTGCCGACCTTGTGGCGGATGACGTCGGGCACACCGCGATCCGGCACGGCGAATCCAGGCTTAGCGAGAAGGGCGATCATCTCGTAGGACGGCCGCAGCCCCTGCACGCCGCCCGGCCCGATCCACTCTTTGTCCCAGACCGCAAGCGACGTCAGGGGCATTCCTGCGTCCACTGCGGCCCGCATGACCACCGGCACCGTGCGCCAGTTGCAGAACGTCCAGAGCGCGCCCGTGTGCTTCAGCAGGCGATCGCACGCGCGATACCAGGACGTGAACCACGCGGCGCTGTTCATCATGTCCTGCCAGCCGCCCGACTTGGACGCCATATTGCCCGCGCTCACTGCGCCGATGACATAGGGCGGGTCGGTGATGACCGCGTGCGCGGTGCCAGCAGTCAAGCCCGGCAGGATGTCCTGTGCGTCGCCGTGGTAGAGGGTCACCAGGTCGTCCGCGTAGTACGGCATCACCACGCGGACCATCCCTCACCCAGCAGCGGAGCGCCTCGCGGCGAGCTCATCAGCGCGGATGTCATCGAGTTTGCTCCTCTTCGGCCGCGCCTCGGCCGCAGCCGCACGCAGGTCAGCCAGCAGGAGACGCAACTGGGCCGCGGCCGCCGCGGCAGCGACCGCGCCACGCGAGGTGTCGATCTGGCGGGCCAGAGCCACCGCGAGCGCCGCCGAGGCGTCCGACTGCACCGAGCAGCCCAGCGAGCGCAGCTCACGCCGGGCCGCACGCTCAACCGGGCCGGGCTTCGGGGTGGTCACCGAGGGTCACCCTCCCCGTGTCCGGTTCGTCCTAGTTTGGAGGTGTGGAAAAAAACATCGGC